GATCAAGTCGCCAGGCTTACGCAAGAAGTTCGGCGTTGAGACTACGGCCCACACTGTCCACGTCACGTCTACTGCCAGCCTTTTCAAAGCGTTAAGCCGTGATCAAGGCGGCAACCTTGACGGACTCAATACGCACTGCGCCATCATTGATGAGTTGCACGCACACAAGACGCGGGATGTATTCGATGTTATGGAGACATCAACCGGCGCACGAGAGCAGCCACTACTCTGGCTTATTACAACGGCAGGCTTTAACCGCGCTGGAATCTGCTACGAACAACGCGCTTACGTCTTAAAGATCCTGTCAGGCATCAAGGATGAGAACTATTTCGGAATCGTTTACACGCTAGATGATGGTGACTCTTGGGAAGATCCGGCGAGTTGGGCCAAAGCCAATCCGAATTGGAACGTTAGCGTTAAGCCCGATGATATCGAGCGCAAGGCCCGTAAAGCCATGCAGATGTCAGCGGCAACTAACAACTTCCTGACCAAACACCTGAACGTCTGGGTGAACGCGGATACGGCATGGATGGACATGCGTGCTTGGGAACGCTGCGCTGATCCGACATTGGATGTCACGGACTTCGAGGGAGAAAACTGTTACGGCGGTTTAGACCTTGCTACCAAGTTCGACGTAGCGTCACGGGTCAAGTTGTTTGAGCGTGATGGCGCTCTCTACTGCTTCGACACGCACTATCTGCCCGAGGATACGGTCGAGCAATCAGGTAACAGTCAGTATCAAGGCTGGGAGATGGACGGGTATCTCACGACTACGCCAGGCAACGTCACAGACTTCGACGTGATTGAAGAAGATATCAAGGCTGATTCTGAGCTCTACGTCTTCAATGAGCACGGCTTCGATCCTTACCAAGCCACTCAACTATCAAGTCATCTGTTAGAGCATGGCCTACCAATGGTTCAAGTCGGGCAGACCGTAAAGAACCTGTCAGAGCCGATGAAAGAACTAGAATCGCTGGTCATGTCTGGCAAGTTCAAGCACAACGGCAACCCTGTCCTGGAGTGGATGATATCGAACGTGGTCGCGCACGTTGATGCAAAAGACAACATCTACCCGCGAAAAGAATTTCCCGAAAACAAAATTGACGGCGTTGTCGCAATCCTAATCGCAATTAATCGCTGGATGGCTAACGACGATTCTGGCCACGCATACGCTGACCGAGGCTTTACGGAAATATGAAATTACCTAGGTGGATCAAGTTGGCAGCGGTGACACTGGCTAACCCTGGCTGGATGGTCGAGCGTCCGTCAACGGGTGGCATCTTTGCTGACGACGCGGGTATATCTGTCACGCCTGATAGCGCGCTGACTGCCAGTGCTGTCTATGCCGCAGTACGCATCTTGTCAGAAACCGTCGCCAGCCTACCGCTCAAGATCTATGAGCAGAAAGGTGATCAGGTCCAGTTAGCTAACCACCCGCTAAACAACCTGCTCAATATGTCGAGCAATGGCGAGCAGACATCAATGCAGCTTCGTGAGTTTCAGATGACTTGCCTTGGCTTGCGCGGTAACGCCTATAGCCAGATTGTTCGCAGCGGTGGCGGCATTATCGGCGAACTGAATCCGCTCAACCCTAAGTTCATGAACCTAGATCGTAACGCTGCAGGCAAGCTTGTATTTGATTATCAAGAGACTGGTAACTCCGCAGTATATGGCGAGCGCGACATCTGGCGTATAGCAGGATTAGGAACTGATGGTGTGACTGGCCTTAGCCCTGTTGGGTTGGCACGCGAATCGATAGGCACCAGCCTCGCAATGGAAAGCTATGCGGCGCACCTTTTTAAGAATGGCGCGAACACGAACACCGTCTTGGAGTTCCCTAACAAATTAAACGGCGAGCAGATCGAGGCATTGCGAAATCAGTTAGCCAAGAGCAACACAGGACATCGCAATAGCGGTAAGCCGCTGATACTTGAGTCAGGCATGACGCACAAAAGTGTAGGGATGACTAACGATGACTCACAGTTTCTTGAGTCGCGTAGTTTTCAGATAGCCGAGGTCGCACGCTGGTTCCATATCCCGTTACACATGCTGGCCGAGATGGGCGCGGCAACGTTCGGCAACATCGAGCATCAGGGTATTGAGTTCGTAGTCCACACCATCAGACCTTGGGCGATTCGCATTGAACAGACTATCGCACGCGACCTATTGACCCCACAGGAACGCCAACGACTGCACGCCGCTCACAATGTTGACGCGCTATTGCGCGGTGACACTGCCAGCCGTTACGAGGCGCATGACAAGGCAATCGCGTCAGGCTGGAAGAATCGCAACGAGGTACGCGCTAAGGAAGGCTTGAACCGCGTTGACGGGCTGGATGAATACCTGCTGCCAATGAATATCAATAGTATTTCTGAGCGTGAGAAAGCGTTAACCACAGCAGCTGCTAACAACCTAGCAGAGCGTGAGGTCAAAGCGCTCAAAGCTGAGGCGTCACGACTTACCGCCGCCGAGTTTGCTGCATGGGTTCCTGGCTTCTACCAGCGCCATGCGGCGACGATTGCAGACACGCTCGCGATTGATCCTACCAAAGCTAAGGCATACGCCGCAGAGCGCCTAGCGTCCATCTGTGAGCTTACAGATCCAATACAGGCAACACATGAAACCAGCGCAATGCTGGCCATCAAAATCGAGGCTTTAACATGAACGAGATCCTAATCTATAGCGACATTGGCGACTACGGCTGGTGGGACGAAAGCGCTGTTTCTGCCATCAACGTGTACAGTCAGCTCAAGCAGATGTCAGGTGATGTCAATGTGCGGATCAACTCAGCAGGCGGTGACGTGTTTGACGGCTTCGCTATCTATAACCACCTCGTTCAGTACGACGGCAAGGTGACGGTTTACATCGACTCTATGGCCGCGTCTGCCGCATCTGTGGTGGCGATGGCAGGCGATGAAATTATCATTGCTGACAATGCCTTGATGATGATCCATGATCCTTGGACGGGCACTGTAGGCAACTCTGCCGATATGCGCAGCACTGCCGACCTGTTAGACAAGATACGTGATTCTATTGTCACCACCTACATGACCAAGACCAGTCTTATTGAGGATGAGGTTAAAGCCATGATGATCGCCGAGACTTGGTTCTCCGCATCTGAGTCAGTCGCCAGCGGATTCGCCACCGAGACTATCGGCAAGTCTAAAGCGCCCGTATCGAATCTGGTCAAGCCTTGGATACGCAACGCACCTAAACCCGAACAACTCCCCGAAGAAATTCAATCGAACACAGCGTGGCGCGTGGCAATTAATCGCCGCCGCTTGAAATTGTTGTAAAGGGCCGGACGGCTCAACACCACCGCCGGAAGGCACCCGCACAAAAGTTACAGAACCCTATAAAATTTAAGGATCAATCATGGATATTAACGACATTTTACAAAAGCGCGGCGAAGTCGTCGAGCAAATGAAGGCAGTATTGGACACTGCTGAATCTGAGAATCGCGACTTGACCAGCGAAGAGCAGGCCAGGTATGACGCAATGGATTCCGATCAAACATCTTTCAAAGCACGTGCCGATCGTATGCACAATGCTGCAGAGATTCAAAGCGAGATCATGGCAAACGCCGTACCGTCTCACCGCGCTGCTGTTGAGAAGAAAGAAAGCGGATCACCCTTTGGCGCGCAAGCTTACGTTGATGGATTTTCTACTTACGCACGACTCGGCAAGACGAGACTTGATGCAAGCATCTTGAATGCTTTGCAAGTCGGCACGGACTCAGAAGGTGGCTTTATTGTCCCTACCGAGTTCGATACTAATCTGATCGAGGTTCTGCAGGACATCAACGAACTGCGACAGTACGTCAACGTGATCAGCACTGCATCGGATCGTAACATCCCGATTGAGGCTAGTCTGGGAACGGCGAGCTGGACGGCAGAGGAAGGGGCCACAACCATCTCTGACGCTGCGTTCGGTCGTGTTGTTCTGACATCTCACAAGCTTGACACCATCATCAAGGTTTCTGAGGAACTTTTGGCTGATGCGTTCTTCGATGTTTCTGGATACTTGGCGCGCAACTTCGGAAAGCGGTTCGGCATTGCAGAAGAATCAGCGTTTGTTAACGGTGACGGCTCCGGCAAACCAACTGGTATCGTTGGCGGCTCCGGCGAAGGTGTTGAAACGGCAGCAGTGGCCGCGATCACTACTGACGAGATTCTGGACTTGTTCCACTCTTTGTCTAAGCCATATCGCCGCAATGCGATCTTCTTGGCTCATGACAACACAGTCAAGTTGATCCGCAAGCTGAAAGACGGCGACGGTCAATATCTATGGCGCCCAGGTCTTGAGGCTGGTGTGCCCGATATGTTGCTAGGAAAAGCATTCCTGTCTAGCGCGGGTATGCCTGTAGCGACTGCCGGTCTCAAGTCTATGGTGTTCGGTGACATGTCTAGTTATACGGTTGCGGATCGTCAAGGCACAGTGGTACAGCGTCTTAACGAGCTGTATGCCGAGAACGGTCAGGTCGGCTTTAGAGGTTACAAGCGCATGGATGGTAAGACCACCGACGCGACTGGCCTCAAGCACATGATCATGGCGTCTAGCTAAACTCACCAACAAAAGGAGGGGGCGGTAACACGCCCCTGAATTTTTATGATCAAACTGTTAACAAGTGTTTCAGGCGAGGGATTTTCTCATGGCTACGGCGATGAGGTTGAGTTTAACAATCCAGCATACGAAAAGCGCATGGTCGATAGCGGTCAAGCTGAATACGTTGCACCAGTTAAGAAGGCATCTACGAAAAAATGAGTATTCGCAATACATCAACGAGCATCACCGAGCCGGTAACGGTTGCCGAGTTGCAGGCCCACGGCCAGATTGATGGCGACGATAGTTATCTGACGGGCTTGATCATCGCAGCGCGCCGGATTGCAGAAAGTGAAATTGGCAGGATCATCCCTGTCCAACAATACACATGGATATTCAATGGATTGGAGGATGGGATCGAGTTGCCGGTTTATCCGGTGGCGTCCATCACCAGCATTACCTACCAAGACACAGCAGGCGCGCCGCAGACTATCGCGGGTAGCGCGTACCAGATTGTTGATCACGCATTAACGCAGAAACTCCACTCTGTTGATGGCTGGCCTGATTTAGAAGATGGCACCTATAACCGCGTCACTGTGGTGTTAAGTGCAGGCGCGTCAACCGTCGAGGCTGATATCAAGCAGGCCATCATGATGATTGCGCTGGGACTGTATGAGAACCGTAACGATCAGGTCATTGGCACCATAGTGTCAAAGTTAGATATGGGCAGCAAATCGTTACTCAGTGCCTATAAGCGGTACGCATTTTGATCAGGGCTGGCACGCTACGCAAGACGCTGTACAT